AACCTTATCGCCAATGTAAGCCTCCTAAACCACCCACTAAGAAGAGTAAATACTATCTACGTGAGTCTTTTGAATATATTAAAAATCAAGCTAAATGGAATGCAGCCAAACACTATTGTGAATTGAATAACATGGAATTTAAATTGATTACTGAAAAAGAGTTAGGCAAGTATTAACCCCCTCTTTTACCCCAACGTTTCAACTTTGTGCCTGAATCTAAAGATTGCGACAAGTAAGCATTGTTGTTCTGTGTTGATTGACTAAAACCATTCTGCTTCTGAATAACAATTGGCGGACTATCTGTTGTTTCTGTCGTTAAACTGCCTGTGTCTGCCTTAGGTTTAGGTATTGTTTCAATTATAGCTGCTGGAGCAGTTATAGAGGCCTCTGTTGCTATGTCTTTCAATCCTTGTGGTAAGAATTTATATAACCAATCGCCTGGTTCTGGTAATAGTGAAGCAAATACATTCTTCATCATGTCACCAATGTTAGGTAATTCAAAGTCAGTGAATGAAGGTAGTGTGAAACCAAATATCTCACCTGTTTCAGGATTGTAAATCTTGTTTCTTAATTCTTTTATCTTATCAAACATAGTGCCTAAACTAGGCAATACTGGTAATGTGTAACCAAATAGTGAATTGGTTTCTGAATTATAAATCTTGTTGCCTAAAGTTGTAAACCATGTTCCAATATCTGATAGACTAGGCATTGCTGGTAACTGATAACCAAACAACTCACCTGTTTCGGGATTGTAAACCTTTTTGCCTAAATCTGTAAACCATGTTCCTATACTATCCAAAGTAGGCAATGTTGGTAACTGATAACCAAACAACTCGCCTGTTTCTGAATTATAAATCTTTTTGCCTAAATTTACAAACCATGTTCCCATACTATCAAATGAATCTGTAATAGTTCCTTTGACCATATCCCATGTGTAACCAAATAATGCTCCTGTTTCAGGATTGTAAATTGCTTTGCCAATTTTAGTAAACCATGCTACCATGTTAGTGAAGGCTGTTGTTACTGTGCCTACTAAATCCTCTATGTTAAAAATCTCTTCAATCTTTGTAATCAAACCAGTAAAGGCACCTGTAAATACACCAATAATATCTGAACCAATTTTGGCGAATTTGGTCTTAATAACTCCCCATGCACCTTTGATTAATTCCATATCACCTGTTACAAGACCTATTATCAGGTCTTTGACAAAGACTACACTTGCTAATAATGTATCTAATGTAGAGGAAATTAAACCAAATGCAATTTCTAAACCGGTACCTATAAGAGCAATACCTGATTTAATAATTAAATCTGCTACAAGTAATATGGCGTCAAACAAAGGTTTAACTGAGACCCACATTTTCTTAATAATGTCTAACACTGGCGCCAATGCCGCTACAATATCGTCCATGTAATGCATTAACAATTGAATACCTGTAATCACAAGACCAATAGGACCAAATCTGCTTAAGAATGGCAATAATGTGAATAGTCTGGTAAATATTTTACCAAATGGTCCTGTTTTGCCAAAGAATTTTATTAGAGGTGCAAATAGTTTTGCTATTCTTGTTCTTAATGCAAGTAATAGTCCACCAATACCTAATCCAGCTCCACCAGCAGCTGCAGCCAACATACCTCCGCCACCACCATCTGCCTCTTGGGTGCCGTCACCAATTTCAGGCATGTTCATACCTGGCAACATAAGGCCTGAACCTTCTGAATCTAATTCATTTTTTTGGTCACGTAGACGAGCCGCTTGAGCATTTTCAAAGTTCAACATCTTCGCTAGCATATCATATACTCTACCGATACCTCTTACAGTTTTTAATTGCAAATCTCGTAACTGTTCAAGTACCTGTAAGGCACTATCACTAGAACGTTCTTGTAATACTGAACCAGAAGTGGCAACTAGTGAGCTACCAACCTTTTGTTGCATTGATTCTACGACTGCTAATGCTGTTGACATTTTTATTTTTTACCTTTACTTGAACCTGTATATAGACCAAACCAAGCCGCACCAGCACCAACTACGATACTAATTAAACCACTTTGTTCCATTGTTGGTGAACCTAAATTCATATACCATATCACACACTTATATAATAAGATGATGTAAACTGTTAAGAACAATCTTGGAAATATTCTCCAAGCGTCTACCGCTCTAGCTAAATGAATAAGTTTTGCATAAGGATTTGGTCCTAAATCTTTTATACTTGTATCAACTTCTAATTCTACAGTAACCTTTTTTGTTGCTGTATCTTTATCTACTGGTACAACCAGTTTCTTTTCTTCTTCTATGCTCATGTTTTCATTGACCTCTCTCTTGCTTTGTCTTTTTCTTCTTTGATATACGAAATCAATAGACCTACGTATATCTCCCTCTCCCATGGTATCATCATATCTAACTCAGTTAGAGAATATTTATGATGTTGCATTAAAGCAAAGTTAACCTTATAATGGTTTTCTAAGCTGTCATGTGAGAGGGCTATCCGAAAAAATCGGACAGACCTTGCAACATCACTGTACTCTCAACTTTAGTCTTTGGATTAGTCACTACAATTTCATGTGCCAAACGAGGCATAGTTGAATAAAATTTCTGCAACTTAACAAAGACACCAGAATCTAAGGTATCAATAAAATCTCTTAGTTCTTTCTGAGTGTAATCTTTAGCATTATGTATTACTTCGCCATCAATAATTTGGGCTACAGTTTTACCAATGATTTCAAATAACTTATCTGTCTTCATAGACTTACTGTCTGCTGTTGGGTCAACTGACTCAATTGTAGGATAAGACATAATCATTTTAACCTTATCATTGACAACGATTTCACTTGTATGTTCGTCATCAACTACTACTTCAACTTTTGTCAAGTCAACTTCGTGTTCAGCATATGTCACTTTATCGTCAGGACACAATACTTTAATTTTTACTTTCTCACCAACCGACTTTGAACGTATCTGTAAAAAGATATACTCTAAATCAAACGTTGGTATATTCGTAACGTCAACACTACCATAGGTACATGTGTTAACAATATCTTTAAGAGCAGTAGTAATACCTTTACTGTCTCCTGCCTCTAAAGCTTGAAGAAGTATTTTCTCTTCTTTAACAATAAAAGGTCTAAACTTTACAACTGTATCACTACTAGGTAATGTCAATTCATAAGTCGCTGTCTCTAATATGGGTAATGCCATAATCTATTCTCCTTAGTTAATTATAAAAATGGTGGAAATACTCTTCCGCCTGTAATTTTACCAATTGGTAAGTTACGCTTCGCTGTAGATAGGACATCACGTCCTGCTCTACGTATTTCTGGTGGTAATCTATTCAATATGCCTCCAAATAATCCGAATTCTTTGCCTGGTTTAATAGTTGGCAGTTCACCAAATGATTGTCCAACTGTTGCACTATTAACCTGGTCTAGTGTTAGGTTTCTCCAATGTCTAAAGTTCAATGTAATAGGTACATTAACTACTTCGTTAACGGCACCATAAGACATATCATATGAACCAATAGTTTGCGGATAGACTTCATACAATCTTACTGCGTATGTTACTCTGTCTCTGTCGTTTTCACTATTGAATGAGCCTAACTGCATGATATCCATAGTGCCAACATAATCATCATAGAATTTCATGTTGTGTGTATTTATATCAAAAATCTTTTTCTGCCAATTCTCAAAGAACATTCTCTGTCTTAAAAACTTATCACCATAAAATGACATGTTTAATTCGCCACTAAAAGAATATGCATAAGGCATTCTTCTTTGAGGTCCGTACTGTTGACTAGGTGATGTCTTTACATCTCTACTTGGCATAGTAACTGAATTACACATCATGCCAACATTTCTTTTTGTTTGTGATGATTCTAAATCATTTTCACCAGATGATGGCGCTGAGTAATCCATGTCACCTTGTATGTCAATTACTTTTTGAGGTGGTTGAATGACAACCATATATCTAGTTGGTCTTGCCATACCCTCACCTCGATTTATCTCTGCAATAAATCGGTTGATTGTACTCTCGCCTTGACCTACTTGACCGCCTTGTTTGAAACGTGGGTCGCCGTTGATATTATTCATAGAACGGTCTCTTGGTAGACCAATTCTAATGTCTTGGCCAAATATCTTAGTGCCGCCTCTTAAAATTGCCATTAAATTTGTCTCCTACTGTCAGCAAATACTTTACCAATGCTTGCCTTCTGAAATTGTGCAACTGGTAGATAACATGCTAGTGCCATTTCGTCTGCGTCAATTCTTAAAAAGTTTGACCTTACTTGTGACCATAGATATTTCTTAATTGCTGGTTTGATTAACTTAACATTTTTTAATGATTGATAATTTGCATTAATACGTGTAGACTTGTCAAATTTACCATTCGAAGCATATCGTTGCATTTCTTGTAATAATTGAAATCTCAATGCATATGGTAGATAGTGAAAGTTAATACCCATGAAACCTCTAGGCACAACTTCAATTGGTAGTACCAATGGGAATGTGTCATAAAAGGGCATTTTATTCTTAGTCTTAGGGTCATAGTAGAACATGCTCATTCTACCACCACTAGGTTTACCAAGTAGTTTACCATCTTTCATTAATTTGGGGGCAGAAGTTCTATCTGCTATCAAGGATACTGCGTTTCTGTACCAACTGGCACTACGCATTTTACCGTCTTGGAGGTCTTTAAGTGGATTGAATATATTTACCATACACCTATTTATAAGAAAACCCCTAGCGATTTCTCGCTAGAGGTTAAGTCTTTTAGTTGTATTCTGAGAGAGAAAGGATTACTCTTCGTCAGCCAATTTACTAAAATAAGACAACGTATCGTCATCTCCATCACTTGGCGTAGAATCGTTATCTACAACAGGTTGACTTGGTACAACTTGCTCTGTGGTCTGTGGTGGGAGGTCAACAGACTCAATGCTCGTTGTATTTTGTTGTCCCGTAATTACTCTATGAAGTTTGCTCTTGAGCTCATCATAAGTTTTGAAATTACTAGGGTCGACAAAAGGGGTTAGAGGATATTGTTTAGACCAAATAGCCTTGATGTCATCATCAGACTCTTTGATTGGACTTACACCCTCAAATTCGGACTTATCATAGTTCCAATAACCATCAACTTTTCTAATCTTTAGTTTAAAGTTTGCACCTTTCCAAAAATCAAATGGGTTGATTGCTTGTTCATCTTCAAACGCTGGCTGCATTGCTTCAGTAATCTTATCAAAGATTTTCTTACCAAACTTAAATAGTTTAACTTGGCCTTCGTGTTCTGGATGTTTTGGGTCACTAACAATTAATACATTAGCAAAGTATGATAACTTACGCTTACGTTTACGAGCAATTTCTTTATCACTGTCTACGCCTGTATTCCATAGTCTACTGTTCTCTTCTGACACCGGGTCTTTTTGATTAAGTGTTGTTAGAGAGTTCTCAATAAACCAGCCACCTTTGTCCTGAAACGCATGTGACCAAACTCTTTGCCAAGGCATTTCTTCTCCGCTTGTAGCAGGTAAGAACCTTAGTACGGCATAACCATTACCAGTTTTATCTAGTTCGGGTTTCCAAAGTCTGTCGTCTTGGTATTTGTTAGTTGATTTTGATTGTTGTGGTTCGCTTGAAGCCTCAAGCGCTTTGGTAATTTTATCAAAGTTACCACTTGATTGTTTTAATGATTCGAAATCCATATTTTTATCTCCTGTGTATGTATTATCGTATTGTTGTTTTCATGTGACCTGTATTATTCGGTCTCATTGGTATTTATACAAGTTTTAGCAGCCAGATAAAACATTTTCAGCTTTACTGACTTCAAACGGGTCGGTGCTTGTATTGTCACCTTTGCCTGCCTCTTCGTATACTCGTTCAACAACACCGTCATTGACAATCATAGCATATCTCCAAGACCTGTACCCAAATCCTAAGTTTTCTTTATTGACCAACATACCCATACGTCTGGTAAATTCACCAGAACCATCTGGAATAAATTTTACTTTCTCTATGTTTTGGTCGTCTGCCCATGCGTTCATTACAAATCCATCATTAACAGATAGACAATATACATCTGTCACACCTTTGTTAATAAATTGGTCGTACATCTCTTCGTACTTCGGTAATTGTTTACTTGAACACGTTGGTGTAAAAGCACCAGGTAATGCAAATAGCACTATTCTTTTGCCTTTAAAAAAATCGTTTGTTGTTTTATCAATCCACTCACCTGCCACTCGACACTTAAATGTTACGTCTGGTAAATTCATTCTTATCCTTTTCAATTGTTATGTACATAATACACTATTTTGTTTCAATTGGCAATGCTGGTTCGATACTTTCTATCAATTCAGCATAATCAATATATTCAATGTTTTTAACGTCTTTCCACTCTTCTATTGGACCATTTACTGCGTCTCTACCATCATTATATCTGTTGACCTTGTAAAACTTTGTGTTATTAAATGATGTAAACAATGATTTCCACTGTCTAATCCAATTCACACTAGGTGTTGGGTGCATTTCTTTTGATACATAATGTTTACTACCAGCAAATATGTTATTGACTTTCTTATCTGTACTGTTAAGGTCATGTCCAACTAGATACACCTCACTTGGCGCTTCTACTTTACATGCAATCCAACCGGCACTAGGACCTGTTGACCAACCCATGTCTGTATTCTTAGGCATGAAGTCTGCTAGATTATTAGAATAGTCTGGTGTTTTAATCCATGATACTTTGATTGCACCATGATTAATATTCTTCTTCTCTGTGTTACCATCTTTCTTAATAATGTCCACAATACCAGATAATTTAGAACCATGCATTACATACTCTGTACTATCTTCACGTTCATTGCTGATAACAATATTATGTTTCTTCTGCAACTCTGCCATCTCTAGTTTATCAATGCCACTGTCCATCATCATCTCATATGTAAAGGCTGGTACTTTAGTCCAATCTCTAAAATAACATGGCAATTTCTGTGCAACACCTTTATGGTATATTTCATGCATAATGCCATGGTCTACACCAACAAGTACATCAATCTTATCTAACTCTTCTCTGTAAATGGCATTGCAACCATAAACTTTGCCATGTGGTTTTAAAATAGAAAGGTCTAAACCTAATCTACTGTTACCATTGCCAATTAAGAATGTCTTACTCACTAGTAGTCACCTTTGTGCATAGTATTAAAACTTATAACATATCTTTCAGCCGTCTTATTAACTTTTGTACCATGTTCTAACCAACTAGGAAATAGATACAAATATCCTTCGTTTGCTGGCAACACTGACTCAACAGCATTATAGGCTGTAAGATTATTATGTAGTTCACACATCTTATGTGGTAACAAAGGATTTTTAAACGATAGACCAACAGAGCCTTGTGGGCATTTTGGATAGTATGCTCCACTTATAAGACTTGCTTCATGTCTGTGCATTTTTAAACTTGTACCATTATTCATAATACTCAACCAACTGTTTGTTAAAACAAATTCTTGTAGACCTAATAGTTTACCATACTCAGATAAACAATCTATAAATTCTTTTTTTAATTCTCCAAACTCTGGTTCATATAATATACTATCATTCGGACTCCATGTACTCTTGCCTTCGCCATCTATCAATGCGTGGTCATGCATTTTTCCTTTGTACATGTCACACTTTCTTGTTATGTACTCTGGCGGACATTTGATTTTGAATTCCATTACTGGTAATGGAAATAATGTATGTATATTAGACGCCATAATAATAGTTTAATAGACCTGTAAAGATTAATGTAACTAACACACCATTTAATAAGATAAGAGCTCTATCATGCCATAGATAACCAACTACAAACCAACCTATAGTTCCAAATAATCCAAACCATAAATCAACATGTGGTAGTGTTCCTGTAGCTCTAGCAGATGTTGCCACTAGTATAAGAACAACTGATACCCATTTGATGTACCATGATAGGTCACCTTTTGGTGTAATCTTTTTGAATACTCTACTAGAGTTTAGTTGTTTAATCTTCTCATCTAGTTTCTCTTTTATAGGTAATATCTGTTTACCACCAACCATGTGCTACTCCTAATCCAAATACGTTCATAATTGCAAAATAACCTACTAATACTGTCGGCCATGCCAAACTACGTCTGTAGTGTGCAATAAA